CCGACGGCCGTTTTACAGACGGCTGTCCGTCCATCGGACCTCACGCCCGTTGTTTCACGGTCGCTTCTTCACCTTACAAATTACATATTCACCGTCAATAATAGTTATGCATTTCATGTCCCTCCTATTGAGATGAATCTCAATAGGAGGAACTATCCCTTTAGGAGGTACTGTCTTTCGAAGGCTTCCGAGTGATTTAGCTACAATTCTAGCCGAGTATGATCCTATCTCATAGCCATACTGGGCTCCAACTTTATAGCCATTATGCCATCCGCCCTTATAGAAAGCGAAGAGACACACCATTGAGAACAGTACTACTAATATATTTCTTAACATATCTTAAAATTTTAGAACGCTCCCGAGAAGGAAGCTCAAAAAGTTCTGGATGAGAACAAAGAAAACATAACTTGTCTTGAGATTTACCAAGCGCACTACCACTTGGATTAGCCTTGACCCTTCCCCCTTTCGACCTTATGAACTTTCGCACTTCCGCGCTTAATTCTTTAGCCTTAAGACACATTCTCTTACGAGTATGTACCTTGCTTGTTAGCTTTATAAGCTAACAGCATTGGGGTATAAGCCCAGTCGTTATGATCTATATGACACTATAGATAAGCGTCTTTGTTTACCAGTTTAACTCTCCGCGTAGCGTTCTTTAGATACAGCTCTTGCTAAGGATTACTTCTTAGTGATAAGCTTTTCCAAAGCTTTGATTTGATCCTTGATCAAATCTAATGCATCCCAAAGGTCAGTATTACCTCCACCTCGACGACCTTGACCACTTCCACATCTTCCTCTTCCTCTTCCAGATCTTGCGCCTTTTCCGTCAGGCCCTGTTCCATCTCTTCTTGGCATAATTTCTCCTAGTGCTTCTCATCTATTTCCTTGTTTCTCTGGTTGTGGTAATCTTCTGTATGAGGACACGTCTTTAAGCATTTCTCATGATGATTCCAGTTTGTCCCACCAGCGTACTTTCCCATACATGTGGAACATATTTGTTTGTCACAAATAATGCAAGTACAATACTGATATTCCCTCCAGATCATTGGGTTGATCAAACAGCATAAGGGGATAGACGCAGTAGAAATCCTCGCAGCTTTTTCTTTATCCATGCCGTTATTAGCTCAAATCCTTGATCTTGGTCCCAAGCTTCTCATACTTCTTCTTTAGTCTTTCCAGCTCTTTAAGCTCCCTATCCTTCTTTTTATCTTTATCTCTTAACTTCTTTTGTTTTTGCGCTTCCCGATTCTTCATTCGTCTTTCAAACTCTTTGTCTGTCTCTATTCGCTTCCCGTAGGCGCTGTGGCTTATATTTTCATACCCGGCGTTTTCATTTAGACGAATATTTTTGTATCCTCTAGTTGCTAGGTCTTCCTTTATACTTTGAAGCTTCTGAATGATCTCATCTATATTCCCACTAAAGATGTCTTCTGAGTCGTCAAGCCAAACTTCTTCTTCCTTCCAAATTTTATTTACCTTTCTCATGTTTTACGCCCTTACTCAGATATCTCCAATTCAGTCACATCCCAATCGAGATTGTCTTCTTTATACCAACGAACTGTATCGTTAGGATCCTCATTAGAGGTCATCCTTGCTACTTTCCGTACAGCGTCTTCTGCAGAGAAGGCTCTGACGTTGAAAATAGTCGAGTTCGAATCTCTAGGCCAAATGACTATCTGGTAGACTTTGCCGCGAACCGAACATATTAGACAATTATTCATGGTTTCTTTAAACTGTGGACACGGTGAGATTCAAACTCACAGCCTCTCCGGTGCAAGCGGAGTGCTCTATCGTTGAGCTACGCGCCCTACCTTCTTTCATAAAAGGAAGCGGAGGTGGGAGTTGAACCCACTTGATAGAGGTTATGAACCTCTCTAGCTTACCGAAGCTTTACCCCGCCTCTTTTTGATTTTCCTTACAGCAGGACCTAAATGTTCTACCATCTCTGCGAGAGAATATACATCACTCTTGATACGATTACATTCTCCACAGCATGGAACTACATTGTCTAACGTATAAGATTCCTTTTCACATCTGTCTAGGCCTATCCCCTGAGAATTTAAGGGGCTATTACAATAAAAGCAATGTTCACGCATCAGTTGGACATATTGTTCATACTCTATATTCCACCCGACCTTTTTCCATTCAGCTTGTCTTTTAGCTCTATTAAATCGTGAAGGGAGCTGTTCAGCATAAACTCGCTGTCTTTCTCTTCCCTTCTTGCTATAAGCATACTTTTTTATAGAACGTAGAGAGAAGTCTTTGTTCTTTTTGTATTCATAAATATGTTTATTCCAGCATTTTAGACAAGTGTATCTGGACTTACCATTATGCCCCTTGTGAAATTCCTCTAAGGATTTTGTCTTAGAACACTTTTTACATTTACGCATATCAATTTGGAGACGACAAAAGTTTTGTTACAATCCTGGTCTAGTCATTGGCTCCCAAAGCAATCTTCAGGCTTAACGAGACAGACTAAACAATCCATAATATAATTACAGTACATACTAATAGAATAGCTATGCATACGTATATTAATGTATTACAACCTTTCAGCGACTGATGGTAATAACCGTACTTAGGCAGACATTCTGCGCAAAGCTCTTTCACTGTCATATGGACTTCGCTGCAACTCACTACGTCCTTTTGAGTTCTTAAAGAAGATCCTTCCGCACCACAAGCATCACATTTCATACAAGTTCCTTCCAACAATGGGAGCCTAATCCCTTCCAGTGAAGCTTTCTTCTTTCTGGGTAACAGTCATCACATATGTACTCATGGCAGTAAGCACATCCATGGGAGTGATCCTCTACCCTTAGTAAGCAAACCAAACATTTCCTTCTTAAGGCTTGATCTCGTTTGATCATTTTTCTTGCGAAGAGTTGCTCTTCTGTCATAAAATAGACCCGAAGGGATTCGAACCCTTGACCCCGTAGTGAGGGAGCGACCCTCGGTAACACGTGCTCTAACCACTGAGCTACAGGCCCTATATTGCCCGAGGCTGGAGTTGAACCAGCATTATTCCTCTTTGTAGGAGAGGTGCCATACCGCTAGGCGACTCGGGCTATTAATCACACTCTTCATCACAGCAATAATCCCAAGGACGTATATCCCAATCAGACTTCCCTATATGACCTTTAGTTTGACCACATGAACAAGCTCTCATTTGATTACCAGATTTCTTCGAGTCTTTATAAAAATGCGGTAAGACATCCATACAGTCATCACAAAGATTGCCTTCACACCATCTACATCTAAAGACGGGATTTATCTGACAACATAACTTCATTTCCGCGCGGCCTCCGTTACTTGACTATTAAGGGCCATCCCACAAGCTTTGCATCTGGAAGCTATCCAGCAACAGTCACAACTGAAAGAACACATACAATCCCAATCTTTTGGGCGATGATTTCCATCTTTAGTTTTGAGGCACTTACTGGAACATTGCTTTCCCATTACCACTTCGTAGCAATATTGAATATGGCTACTACTCTCTTAAAAGTTTTGTCGTCAAGTATGTCTTTTAGACAATCTTCTATTTCAGACTTGACAGGATCATCTCCAACACGATGTAACGCATCGTATAGATCTCCATCCTTTACCTTCTTTGCTTCTTTAGTTATTAACCTTTCTTCCTTCTTTGAGAGTGACATTGTTCCTCCAAAGTGTGCCCCATACCAATACGCCATAATGGGTATGAGGACTTGCCCTCTGGGCTAACTCTGACTTATGCCGGCATTCGCAGTCAGTAGCGAAACTTAGTATACCTCGATTCCGAATTTCACGAGCTTACTATTGGTCTTAGACAAGTCCTTGTCTAGACGGCTTGCTTGCTTGTCAAGCTTACTAAACAGCTTGGTATCGACCTCTGTATTGAGCTTCTCCTCGATCTTAGTAAACTCGTCCCTTATGGTGAGAGCCTTCTCCACCAGCTTCAGTACTTCCTTAGTTGATACTTTCTTTCTCTTTGCCATTCTCCTCACTCTCCTTCCGGAACATTAATTTCATCCACCAGATTGGTGGTCGCATTTACCACTTCTAATTTAGCATCAATCATACTAGGCTCATGCCTAAACGTGTCTCTCTTCTCGTCCCGATCCACAGCATCGTAATAACGAACGACCTTGTAGTCGATCTTGGTTTTACCATCCGGCCCAGTCTGAATGGTATCTCGAAGACCTCGATCCGTCAAGGACTTATAACACGTCTCCTCTTCAGAGGCGAGTGTTTGACGGCGAAGGATCCACTGTGCAATGGTCTTCTTCACGGGCTTTCCACCGAGCAGGATCTCTACTTCGGTGCTTAAATTCGTCTTCTGAATAGCGATAGAAAGATCCTCGATATTCTTAACGGTGTCATGATGAGACTGCACCCACCCCTGCACACGCTTACGCTGATCCTCTTGAGATCCATAAACGGGTTTCTCATTGTCCATATGAGCACAATGATACTTAATCTTACTACGGTAGTCTTCCAATCTCTTGTGAAGACGCTTCTTCATCTTAAGCGCTTCTACTATGGTTATTGTTCTCTTATCCATTATTCTTTCTCCTTCAGAGATACGACTCCAATTAATTTTGCTCGCATCAACTTCTTGCACCCAGTGACTACCGTTCTCATATCCATTTCTAGCTTCTCTGCTATGTCCGACATATAAACGGACCCATCATGCTCCTCAAAGTATTTATCAATCTTCTTTAAGTCTCCACGGGTTATATGATCCTCAGCTATATTATTAACGTAGGCTTGTAAGTCTCTTGCTGTAATCTCGTCATAGGCGACTTTCTTTTCCGCCATGAACTTACGAATGAGATGATCAAGATGTTTTTCCGTTATCTTCGGATTCATCGTCTTTTAATTCCTCTTTTATATCTTCTATATCTTCGACAGATTTTTTGATATCCTTCATCTTGGCGTCTCTTATTGATGGAGAACCAAACCATGTTAGCTCATAAACGATCTCGTTGTAGAGATCCAAAAGGCTTGGATTAAAGTTGTAGTCGTCTTTATCTGGTATTACTACATCATTCTCCCAAGAACGTGAGTCGCCAGCTTTCCCTTTCGTGATGTATGCTGGGTTAGCATGTTGAATAGACACCGGAAGATTTTTCAGTTCGTTAAGAGGGGTAAATTCAATAGCGTAGTATATTGTTTCTCCCTTTACAGGACCTACCCCATGAAATCTTGGGTAGCAATCTACTATATTAATTTTAGGTTCCCTCTTGTCTATACATAAGAGCTGATCTATTTGGAGATATTCTATTTCTTTATCCTCTTTAGCAGGTTTCTCCATTTCGATTAAATGCTCTTTGAAGTCCCAGGGAATAAAGTCGTACACACGCGGCCACGCCTTCAAAAGCTCTTCTAGCGTTATTTTGTCTTCTAATCGGACCTTAGCGGACAAGTAAGTTTCTAATTTGTTCTTCGGAATGATTCTCTTTAGAGTATTAGAACTATCATACTCTTCAAATACACCATTCCTTTTAATTTTTATATAACTCATAGACACTCATGACACTTTATGCAGCGAGCGCAAGCCTCCTATTAATTATACTATTTTTCCCTATAAAAATTTGCGAGGTATTGTTACTTCAGAAAGTGTTTTCTACAGTGAGGGCACTGTATAAAATCTTCATAAACTTCTTCTTTGAGCTTGTTAGCAGCGAAGTTGGCATTAATGAAATGCACTCCCCCAAGATTTAGAAAGTAGGCTGAGGTCTTATTGTCGTAGTAGATGTCGACTAATTCGAATACTTCGCCAGTATCCTCTCCTGAAACTATCTGGTATAGTCCTCCAACCATAAAGACTCTGTTGTCAATAACAAGATCCATCTTCCTTTCTTTCTTTAGCTTGATCTTCATAACTGTTATTATACACCAGGTGGCGGCTCTTCTGACTTCCTCGAAATATAAGAAATCCAATCTCCACTAGGTATTGTTGGAAAGTAATCACACTGGGACATCAACTCGTGATGGTAAGCCATAGCTGGATCAGCGAAGTCTTCCATTTCTACTGTCTTTAAAGCATAGCCAGCACGTATCTCCATTAGATGGACATCTATTATTTGATAGAGATCAACTTTGTATATTTCTCCTTTGACACTAGTATCTCCGCCGGATACTAAAAGAGGGCAGCCACAGTCGTATAAGAAATACTTTCTTTTCGTATAGAAAATACCCTCAGGCTTTAATCCGCGTAGGGCGAAAGTATCATGAAGAGCTCCGTCGGTCCTTAAGGTACCATATACAAATAGATTAAAATTCATTAGTGTGAATACTTGGGGTTTGTATCCAACTCCATTTCAGGTATTTGACAGTCACATCCTACCTTGTTACATAGGCAGCCCTCTAAAGGCCAGCAGTCTTTGTGGAACCATCCGTTGAATGCTGAATCACTTGATCCTCGATTGTGGTATTTACTTCTGCAGTCATCACAAATGTAAGTACCACATTTAGCACAGTGTAGCTGTCTACCTATCGGCACACCTTTGACTCTATGTATGAAGTCACACTTATCGCACGTCTTCTTCACAGGAAATTATCTCCACGGGAATTCTTCTATTTAAAGCTTCCTTGACTGTATGAGCGGTCCCTTTAGATTTATCTATATCCTCATGAAAAGCTATAACACGATCGGGCTCTTCATCCAGCATCTCAATATTTCTAATAGGCCCAGCTGCTAGTCCGAAAGTTTCCCAGTTAGCGGGAAACTTCTGAACTTTAAACCCGAATACCTCAGCAGCCTTACCTGCTAACTTGTCAGCACCCCTACAATCACCATGAATAACTATTGTACCATAGGGTAGCTTCTGTATTCTATTACAGATAGTGATATAGTCGTTCCAGTTTCTATCTCCACAGATGAGAACTTTCATAATGAAAATCTCCAGTTATCTTCGCATCCGTGCCGAGTACATTCAGAACAAATTTGTATTCTACAGTTATCACAAAGATATAACTCTTTCTCTTCCCTACAGACTAGACATCTATCTTTCATAAGCCTCCTAGTCTAGGCTGACCTAAAGGAAAACACTGAGAATGGTAGTGTACATAAGTGTCCGCATCTCTATTGTTACTAATACACAATGCACATATAGCTTCTCTACATCTCCCACAAATTTTGTAACCTCCCTCAAACTTCATAGGATTTACTAAACAAGCCAAACAGCCTTTCATCCGAACATCCCCTTGTTCTTTTTTCCTTCTCCTTCCATGTATTCACCACAACGCTTACAATGGTAAGGAATATCTCTCGCTTCAAGGTTACCTACCTTCTCATGCTCCTCACACCAACCTCTTTCATGATCGCAAGCGATGCAACCATTGAGAATACAAGCCAGATCCCTTTGGGGAGGAATAAACCCAGAATCTTCTGACCAATCAGATTCTTTCTTATCTGCTTCCATATTTGCGCCTTTTTGTGAGAGCCGGTCCAACAAATTCATCGGCGAGAATAGTTAGCTTAGGATAGCCCTTAAGCTCACAAATCATATTGATGACATCAATATCTTGCTGTATAGCTTCTTCTACCTGTTTAATACCTCTAGTAGTTTCCGTATGATATCCTGTTTTGAGGTCGAGATACTTAATAGTATATCTTGAGATTCTGCCTGTCTTCTGTATGTAGCCGAAGCTCACTCTACCTGTTATAAATTCTCCGTCCGGATTCATCCTCACACTTCGCCATCGGTCTGCAAGTCGTTGGCGGTAGTCGTCACCTTTCGGGAATGCTTCTCGGAAGCGTACCCAGGTACCTGGTTTAAAACAGGTTGAGGTGTAGTACTTTGTGTTCTCTTTGATCCACCTCTCATGAGCCTGATCCGCTACCCTCTTGAGCTCTTGCCGTGTGAACCTCTTCAGGTTGACTAGCTGTCTCTTTTTCCTCTTTCGTCTCTTAGCCATAAGCTATTTAACTACCTTCATTAGGATTTTTTCAAAGTCCTCTCTCTCCATCTCAATAAACTGTAGTGCTCTTTTTTGTTTCAGTGTTAACTTACTCAACAACTTAAACTTATGTTCAAATGGGATCTGATCTAAAACGTCTATACGATATTTTACGTCCTGCAAAACGTCATATACATTCTCAAATAGTGTATCTAATTCAGCAGGGACATCTTCATTAGCTATATCTATAAGACGTTGAGTCATCTTTTTCTTTCTAGCAGTTGTCGCTTTGGCCTTAATTTTTTCTCTTCTTAGTTCTCCTGTAGTATAGCGGATCCAATCTTTAGGTTTGATCAAAACAAACTTTTTACCGTTCCAAGTAGTAAAAGTTAGACCCTCCTTACGATACCAACTAGATTTTCTACCGTCTTGTATATATGAAATACTTATTCCGTTCTTTCGAGCATACGGTGTGAGCTGGGATAGTATCCCCCTGTTCTTCCCAACATATTTAAGTACGACAGGCTTTCCTGCGTTCAAGGCTAAAAATTCTTTTTCAGTCATCTGCCACCAACTCTAGCAGCTGTTCATAAGACAATGAAGCTATCTCTAATAGTCTCTTTTCTTCTATAGAACGACTCGCTAGAAACTTGAATTTATCTTGAATAGGAAGTGCATCAAGATTACGATTCATATGGTTACCATAGTCCACTACCTCTTCCAAACTATGTTTAGTGTCTGCTAAACACTGTTGTGCTCTGTAGAGCAAATTTTTAACTCTTCTTCTCTTCTCCCTTTCTACTTTAAGTACTCTTTCGCGATCTCTCTTCTTTACCGCCTTCTTAGTTTCTTCCACGTCCAGAGTCCATTCTTCTGGATGGACGTGGTATAATCTACCCCACCACGTAGCAAGTGTTAAAGGACCATTCTCAGAGTCCTTACTTATTTTATGTTGCCAAGACATAGCATACCCAGTAGCTAGCACAGCAACACCTCTCTTCCACGACTTATGGGGTATTGTTCTTGCGTAGCCACCACTCACTCTTCTTTTCATACTAGAAGACTTGACGATGTCTCCTCTCTTAAGGGACAAGAATTCTTCTTTAGTCATAGGAATCACACTTCATGTGCATCTCGTCTTCATAAAGATCATGCTGGGATAACAACTCTTTGTCGAAGCCCTCTTCGTCGGCTTCATGCCAAGCGACAAGAGAAACATCTGATAGACGTATCCGAGCTGCGACTTTAGCTATGGCCTTAATCTTTTTCTTTGTCATATCTTTTAAATGGCTGGGAGGATAATCCTCCCAGCCATTGCCCCTCATACTTTAACGCGAACGGCCGGTTTGTGTTGTCTGACGGTTACATCAAGTTGTTCATTAGCATCAATGTCTAAGTCCTTATGGCGACTCCTAGTAAATCGTGTCGTAGGCTTAATGTGTTGTTTCACATTAAAGTACTTCGAGAATACTTCAGGTCCAACGGCTTCGATAAGCTCAGCTAAGGAGTGCTCATCCTCAGCAATCTCAGGTTTGACCTGAATGTCATTTACTACCCTGAAGTAGTCGTCGAACTTCGCTCCAACGACATCCTTAAGCTCCTGCTCTCTTTCTAAGGGAATCTTAGTGTAAGCATCCTTCCAAGATGCGGTTGCTTCAACCCCATCACCCTTAAGTCGTGCGGACGAAACATAACTCTTCTTAATAGCCTCTTTGTACTGCGGTTCAACTTCTCTCATGAGCTCTTCTTCAGAAAGAGCTAGATCAGCTTTCGCTGACTTAGCTGTATTGTACTTCTCTCTATGCTTAATCAGTACGCCAGGTGGAATAGGAATTTCCACCATGTCAGTAACAGGTTCAGCTTTTGTCTTTGTAGCCGCACTTCTAAGTACACGTTTGACGTCCATTAACTACCTCCTCAGATACCTGGAAACATTTTATCTAGGTATTCTTCTTCCTCCATACCCATTGAGTCTTTATTGTGTCTTTTGTATGAGTCGCTGTACTCGTAGTTATAATCGCGAGACTTGAAGTAGCTGTCATGACTCTTGTAGTAGTCACGTTTACTCCACTCGAAGGGTTTATCCTCTTCGTAGGAGCTCTTCTTAGCTTTACCTTTCTTGTCAAACTTAAGCCAACCCTCGAGGACAGCTTTAGTATTTCTATATGTATCTTTATCTAGCTCGGATGCCATTAATGTACCGTAACGTGTCCTCTTAATATTTAAGTCTCCCCCGTTACAAACAACGGTATACAGAGACCCATCTTTCTTCAGGAACATATAGACTCCTGAGTCCATAGCTTTGATGAACTTTGAAGCGCCCGCAGCATCCCATAGCGCGAGAGCTACCTCACTATCAGTTTGTGAACTGAACTGATAGTGAGGTGACAGAGCAGCTTTGACAATCTTGTGTTCAAGAAACACGCCATTGTGAGCCATAGACCACTCCCCTAAAAGGAAGGGGTGAGTGTTTCTTTTTCGGATGCTTCCATGAGAAGCAGCTCTCACGTGGGCAACGGTCCATCCGGGATAAGGCATATGATCAAACAAAGGGTATCTTCCCTTGACAACAGTTTCAAAGGAGTACCTCCATTTGTTCACTACAAACTTACCATTCTTTACGTATACACTTCCCGTACCATCCTCGTTGCCGAGATACATATGGGCCATAACTTTAAGTGCTTCCCTGCGCGGGAAGTTTGGGGGAAAACAAGCGAGCCTGCACATGGTAGTTACCTCGTTCTCTGCTCTCTTTGTAAGTTTAACTCTGCCTGATAAATATAGTCATCAAGAAATGTCAATGTCGACTCGTATCTCGTTAAGCTTTCAGTTGATATTGTTGAGGCCTTAAACGCCATTATTGCTGGATAAGAATCATTTCCAGTACCATTAATTTCGCCTAGGTCTAACTTCGGGACCTTCTCTTTCTTCTCTTTCTTCTTCGCTTGTTTCTTTTCAATCTTTCCGAGATTGAACTTCTTCTTCTTATCCCAAACGAGCTTGCCTTCAAAAGAAAGGATTACCATCTTGATAAGTTTCCTTGAAAGAGAAACATTTTTTCTAATGTCTCTTCTTAAACCAATACTTATATTACTAGAGTCCGGGTCAGGATAAATTTCTAAAGAATATCCTGAGTGAGTAAATATCTCTTTGAGCTGGTTACTTCTTCGATCCTCTTCGTCAATAAGAATTCTTACATGTGGCCGGTCTATCGTTTTCAACCCAAAAATGTGGTAGTCACCCATGTCAAACATATCATACTTACGAATGTCCCGATTGATTATTCTGTCAAGATTAAAATCATCTTCTGTAAAGGAAATCATCTACTTCTCCGTGCTCGCTTCCAAATGTCATTGAACTGGACACTAGAGAGAATCCTGATTGGAGCTGCTTCTGTAATGCCCCAAGCTTCCTTCATATCGCATCCAGGAAACCACGTCTTCTTCTTTTCGATCAAACGAAACAGAAACTCTATAGCTACTTCATGACGCTTGTACAATTTAAAGTTTCTAATACGTCTACGTATCTCCGGGAACTTTTTCCTCGTGTCTGTAATAAACTTTGCAGTAAAGTTAGTATCACCGCACTCACATGGATCTTCTCCCCATTCTCCATTGGAACAATCACCGTCGCACCCAAGAGAGTGCGGTGCTGCAAGTTTGGGGGACGTTTTAAGTTTCCTGACTTTACATTTTGGTCTTATTTCCCACAATATCTGGTACATTACCGTTTGTGCTAAAGCTAAAACACCTTCAGCTACTCTAGGAGAAGTCAGCCAACTTCCTAGTACACGGTACTCTAATCCACCACAGTCATTACCCCTGTAGTCAGAAAAGAAGCCGAAATCTTCTTCGTTACGAAGAGAAACCTCTTTTGCGTTTTCAAGGAGGAGGACAATCTGTGCTAAGTAATTATCAAGACTTCTTACTGCATACTTCTTCTTCTCAGACCTTAATAACCCCCGAGTACCAAAATGTATATGTCCCCCTATGGGAGTACCTACGTAGCTTCCCGCCCTCCAGTAGAACTTCCTTGTTTCTTTATTTCTAGTGTATCCAAATACCATATCATCATAGATATTCTGAACAACCTTTGAAGGGTTGATTGAAGGTAATGGACGAAGTTCTGCTATGTCCGAATGACCATCTAGACCAAATCTACCACCCAGATTATGCTCAATTAGATCACAGGCAGAAACAAGATCATCTAGGTCATCTGGTCTCACAAAGCCGAACTCGGGATCGGCTCCCATTTTGAATAAACGTATACTAGCCATGACTACCTCTGTGAAACGTACTTATCAATCTCTTGCGCAAGCGTAGGTATGGACGTTACTTCTATACGCCCATTTCGTACTGTCATCTTCAGTTTGTCACCAACGCTTACCTTAAGATAACGGAGTGCGTTGCGCGGCAGAGAAGCGCTTATATCTCCCATAAATCTTCGGACAGTAAGAGTTTCTTGCGTTCCTTCTCTGAGTATACGTTTACGAGACTTTTTCTTTGTCTTCGCCTTTTTAGCCTTTCTCTTAGGCATACGTCCTCCCTAAAAAGTGAAGGTCCTGTAGACCATTTTTGTCGGCTCCTTCTCAGGTTTGTTAAGAGTTTTAGCCTTTGGTAGTGGCTTTGATTGTGATTTAACTACTGGTACAGATAGCTTTTGTCGCACAAGCATTCGGCGAATTATAGCTTCTTCTAGAAGTTTAGTTTTGAGACTAGAAGAGTAGTAGCTAGAATCTTCTGGAGAATCTATTAGCACTTCTAATATATAATCAGGAATCTCCTTAACTTTAAACCCACTAAAGTTAGACACTAACGGTTTCAAAAGTCCTATTGCTCTTACCTTATTGAAGATCATCTCGTATTGATATACTTTAAGTGACCCGTTTCTTAAAAGAGAAACTGCAATGTCATTAGAGGAGTAGTAGTGATCATATTTTTTATAATCCGTATGAGCCGCTTTTAACTTTTCGTCGAAACTTTGTTCTATATATTGAGTGAGCCGGTCTTCATAGAGTTCAGACTCCCCAAGTACCATCTTCTCTTCTCTCTTCTCGTCAAGAAGAATGTTGAATATCTTATTGGCAGCTTCAACATTCTCGCTCCATTGAAATTTACTGGAATGGTTGTAACCAACCTGAGACATATAATCTAGACACATGGCTGCATTCTTTGTTGTGATTTTATGCCAGTTACCATTATTTAACCAGTCTATTGTGTACTGAGGAGTCATGATGCTTTGTCCAGGATTGAGAGTTTTCATCATGTCAATGGTCTTGTGAAAGTGGTCATACTTCGTCAGTCGCGTTGGCGTTATAAAATAATTTCTCGTCTTCTTCATTAATTCTTATCCATTAAAAACTTGAGAAGGTCGTTATATGTACGGAGCTGTTTCTTGTAGCAGAAACGAAAGACTTGGTTATAGCGCCAATAGTTTTTATGAGCGTCAGCCTTTACTCGAAAAACAAACTCTACTTCCTTCTTTTCGTTTATAAACAATTGAAGATCCATCAAAATATCTACGTCACCCTTTTTGTAGCGAGCAGCTTTTTCTATGGTTTCGCGGTAATAAGACATGTAGGATGGGTAGTCTCCATGCCCACGTACGGTTAAGAATTCTATTCCCTCCTCTTCAACTCTCTTCACGACAGCCCTAATCTTCTCTTCAACTTCGTCATAAGTCTGGGGGTTGCTAGCAACGTTGAGAGAATGGACGAGAATAACACTCTGGACAAGCCCAACGCTTCTTCCACCTTGGACACCAGCCCTCTGAGTGTTCAGAACATGCTGTTTCCTTACATGTAGGTACACTACAGATATATTCTGGATTTACTAAACAAACAAGGCACTTACCACCTACTTGGGAAGTCTGCGAATTCATTTTTAGAAGTGTCTTTTAACAAGGGATAGAAAGCTAATTCTAGGACAGAATCAAGATCTAGTCTCATTTCCTTCATAAGGAGAAAAAGTTCTCCTACTGTTTTTGCATCCTTTATCCGGTAACAGAACGAGGAATATCTCCTGATAGCAGCTCTCCCACCGTAGCCGTTATCATATTGTTCTCGAACCACTTTGACTAATATCTGTTTGAGTTTTATCAGGTATGATTTAGTCTTCATAGCATAAGCCTCTATTAATTATACTAATAGCCCTTATAAAAATTTGCGAGGTTATGAGTAACTAAGATCCGCTAGTATACTCTGTGAAGTCTGTTGTGTTACTTGTGGTCCAACCAGTAAAAGAGGTGCTGCTTGTAGTGAACGAAGTGGTCCATTTAGATAATTTATAGCCCGGATCTTTGTCCGCCGAGTCGAAAATACATCTTCGCTTATATTCCTTAGCAAGTCTTTCATACTCAAAACATGTATGACATGTTTTTCCAGTTGAACTCACGCAGGAACCGCACAGTTCTGTACTACATAGACCCATGCAGCGGTGCATACTTCCAGCACACTCTCTGCATATGGTTCCACAGTTACTACAAATGGTAGAGTGGTCCTTGCACTTTTTCTTATTACACTTCTCACAAAGCTGGTGTGGATTAACTAAACAACAAAGTTCATTCGTCTGTCCGCTCATCACAATACCTCAGGAAATCTATAATGTCATAGTGCTTGTCACAAATCCAGACGCACCTATCACCTTCGTATGGATCCTTCTTCAAATTGAAATCGCACAGTCCATGTGACTTCTTACGACACGTTGGCTTACCTTTACAATTAGGATATCCACATTTATTTCTTGCCATGTCTTGTAGTACTCCACCAAGCTTTTAACTTCTTCCATCCCCGAACATTACTCTTTCGAGGTATCTTAGCTCCTGCTCCAACGTTGGATAGGGGTATTCTGCACGTGGGACAACTGCCTGGTTTCTTAGCTACGAACCTATGTTTCCAGCATACAAACTTCGGACGATTCTCATGTCTACAGCAGTTACAAGAAGAGTGTCCATGTACAGGCCATTTGATGTAGGTCATTTCTTTTTCGCCACTCCAAACTTCTTCCAATCCTCTTGAGGATTACTTCCCTCACTTAACTCAATCTTCTTTTTACTCCCATCAAGACGGTAGATAATGCATTTATCCTTGAAGCCGGTTTTATACTTTGCTACAGGTAGACCATATATAGCAGGTCTTTCATATGCCTCGTAATCACTAGTAGTGTACCACCTATCCCCGCAGCAGCCACAGTCGAACCCATCAGCACAACCGTTAAAGTAGATGCCTACGTCCTCTGCTTTATCATTAGCGTCATTAGCACTTTCCGCTTCAATGATGACGTATCCGGCTACGTTATCATCTTCTTGAAAGGAGCCCCCGGAGTTGTTCTGTGCAAACAGGTAGAACCATTTTAACGGTTTAGGCATTAGCTTTAATCCTCTTGATAGTCTGGTGACTACACCTATCGCACTTGTGTATCCACTTAGAGCTCTTCTTATTTCTGGTAAACTGTCCGTTCTTTTTACTAGCTCTGGAGAACTTATACCAGTCTTTGTTGCACCATCTTCTTCCACACTTACACTTTTTATATGGATTAACCATACAACATAAATTAGTCATTAGAATGTAATCTTTTCCTTTCCGCACTTTGGACAATATTTTTCTAGCGACACCCAAGGCTTACCTTTTAAGTGTTTCTCCAATGACCTAAGAAACTTACTCCAATGTTTACTACATACTCTCCAGCCACATTTAGCATGTTTTAAGCTACCATTGACAAGACAAGGAAGACATTTATTTTCCATTTGGGATGTCTTCTCGGATTCTTTGGTAGATAGGGAATCGAGCGGACGCTACATCATTGGAGTCGTCCTGCACCTTGAATTCTAACCACTGACCAATCAGACTAGATCTCTTAGCCCAAAAGTCTTTTCTTTGTTCTAAAGTAAATCCAGAACCAACCCCAATGACTTTGCCATTATCTAGTTCAACCATAAACTTTCCGAGAATTCCTTTAGTCCTTGGAGAGTCTCCAACAACCACATCAACAATCTTTCCGTCGACAGTCTTGATAGGTTTGAGTTTCAGCCACCAATCCTTTCTCTTCGGAACGTAAGGACCGTTCGGATCCTTAAGCATTGCTCCTTCAAATCCTTTCTCGAGGAACCGTTCATATATCTCATCAAGTTCAGTTCTATTGTTAATAACATGAACGGGCACAAGCTTGACGTTGTTTAGTATCTTTCCTTTACCCTTTTCTTGAAGCTCGGAACGTCTCTCCGAGAGAGGTTTATCCCAAGTAAGAGTCTTGTCTTTGTCGATTGGAAGCCAATCAAAACAATGAAAGAATAACGTAGCGTCACGTCGTGCTAGTTCAAGATCGTCCATCTTTCCAACACTCTTCTTGACAAGATGAATAGTATCATTCCAATTGGCTGCAAGCATCTCCCCGTCGTAGATACCAATACCATAACTACTCCGTAGCTGATCGGCTACGAACTGTAACTGTGGATATTCTTTTGCTCCTCGGCTGAGAATGAGGGTTCTCTTGGGGTAGATAAAGAACATCATCCTCATCCCATCAAGCTTGGAATCAACTAGATAAGGGAACTTGAGCTTATCCATCTTAGCTTCGTTCGCAGCCATCACCTTGAAGCTGTAGATCAATCCGGGCCACACTCTATTGGCCGTGTTGGAGGTTGCTCCGATCTGGAGATCTCTGTTTAAGATTCTCTGATACCATTTAGATTCACCTTCAGGCACAGAGCCTAAGAAGCTGTCGACTTTGTCTTTAGCTTCATTACCAGTCAACTTTCTATTAGCAAGCTGGTCAGTAAGCTTCTTGAACTTCTCCCAAGCAGTCTTACCTTTTATAGTAGTAGATCCTACAGTAAACTTTTTGACAGTGATTCCGAATGTTCTAGTGAAGTCATATGCTAATACGAATGACTCCTTGAGAATCTCGTCGCTCTTTGCTGCTTTGAGAATCTCTAGCTTTTTATTTCTAGCATTACCAGCTGCTTCTAGCTTTTCTAGTACTTCAAACATTTTCAACCCCCTAAGTCTTTTCCACAATATGTACAGTGATTATCTAGGATTGGCTCGTGAGGTTTACATTGACCTCTAGCCCAGCAATGAGGATCTAAGATGCATTCTCCTTCTGGAAGATCCTCTATGTCACAAGGGACACAACCTTTGATATCACAGATAAATTTCATAGCTGTTTACCACAATAAGTACAATGATCTGGTAGAGGTATTTCTGTACCATCCATTACTTTATCCCAACACTCTGGATCCAACATACATTGTCCTTGCGCGAGACCAATCTTCCTACAGAGAGCATGTCCCCTGATGGCATAGATAAACTTTTCAATAGCCTTTACGTTCTCGCTTCTTTCTGTTGATCCACTTCTTCCAACCCGGACAGTCTTTAGTTTCATGTCTATGTATCTCACAAAACTTATTTTGACAAGTCGCACATCTTCTTGTCTCACTACCTACCAAGCAACAAAGCTTCTGCGGAACTTTTATCTTCTTCTTTTCCTTCTGAAATTTGATCCAATTTACAAAACACAAGACACATAGATCTGGGCTGTACTTATGTTTTTGGCATGTTCTTTTCCCACATCCTCTACATTTGATCTGAGGATTTTCTTTACATGTAGGACATCCTCCCGCGATTTCCTTCTCTATTTTCTTACATCCATCACACCGAAAGTGCTTCTTACAGTAGTATTGACTAACGTAGTGATGAGCAGGACACCCTTCCGTAGGCTCTTCTTCACACTTGTAGCTGTGATGGCACCAGCTCATTCCTCTATCTCTTTAGATATATTGTATAGTTCCGTAAGATCAAATTCGTCTATGACTTTGTTAGCTTCCTTTCTTCCTTTGAAAGTCTCAATGAGTCTCAAGTTGATTGAACAGATATTATGAGTGTATGGTCCATCTTGATCTAAGGCTCTTTGGATATGAGACTTTGCTCGACCAATATCAAAACAGTTTGAACAATTAGCATAACTCGCCCACATCCTAGCATGGTTTTTACATATAGGGCCGCCACATCTTTTACACCTGGTGTGAACGTTTACTTGACAACAAAGCTGTGACTTACTTTTTACCTTACTACTTTTCATTCTATCAACCAAGCTCCTGCTAGGTAGATTATAGCTACTCCTGGAATTACCCATAATGTCCACCATCCTAGCATGGATGCTACTTTATAAATGGCAATACTTCCGACAAGAAGTAATCCACACGATAAGAAGCCTGCCCAAAGTCGTTCAAGGTGTTTTTTCCAATTCCAGTTTAGACTTGAAATGAGAGCTATTATGTAGTACCCACTCTTTCTACAGATATCGATTTGGGTAGCACTACCACGTCTACGCCCAGCAACTTTACAGTTCTTACATTGGAAGAAATAGTAGACTGGGTGATCACTCTTTAGATCTACCCATTCATGACCTTTAATGTTACAGACAAAATTCTTCTTGGATTGCCAAAACATTATACCTCAATGACTATTGGAGCGTTTACGGGATTGTACATATAATTACACACGGAGCAGTTGATAAACTCGGTATGTCCATTTGAATAAGTTCCGTACCCGACGTGTATGTGACCGTAGATATGGTACTTTGGTCTAACTCTAAGTACAGCTTTACGTAGCTCTTCGCAGCCAACTTGCTCCTCCACTTTAGTAAGTGTTCCGATCAAACTATCTCCTACAGACCTTCTTACAGTATCTCCGAAGCCATGAGGCGGTCCATGAGTTACCAGAACATCGGTATCGTCAGGAATTAGGTCCCACTTTTTCTTTAGAGGTGAACCTCTGTCGAGATTGAACGCCCAGTTAAAGAAGCGAGGTTGCCACGGAGATCCCCATATCTTGATGTCTCCATCTTCTTTCTCAGTTCCAATATGGATACCCTTATCATTCACAATGACTGATTCATCCTGAATATAGGTGCAGCTCGTCAGAAGTGACCTAGCAAAGTAGGGCTGTTTCTCGAAAAGAAAATCATGGTTACCTGCTATAACTATTTTGTGCTCGTGAGGTAACAAACCTATGTCTTTATTAAACTGGATGATTTCCGATTGATACCCCTGATAAGTAAAATCACCCGCTATGATTAAGACATCTCCATCCGGCACCTTAACTTCGTTGAGCATGGTATGTGAGTCAGCTATACATACAATTTTAGTCATTGATTTGCCTTGTGCTCTTCTACTAGAAGTACAAACTTTTCATAGGCCTCTGCTAAAGAGTCTCCTTCTGCGTGCTCACGAAAAGCTTCGTGGTAGATGGAGAAATATAGTTTAGGATTGTCTATTCCTGGACGAAAGTCGTTTATATTTAGGCAGACGTTTAAATATCCTTGAGGCATTAACTCTCTCGCTAGCTTGAAGTACATTCGTACAGCTGGCGTTTCTTGGGGAAGTATCTTCATCTTTCCTTCTTTAGTAGCGCAAGGTCTGCACTTAGGCTTAGCAGACCCCCAACCAGTGTTACCCTCGTATATATGGTCTACACAAAATATTCCCTTACAGGTTTCACACAGATGATCCGGGTTGACTAAACAAGGGAGGCACCTTACTTCACGCTTTTTACAAGACATTCTAAGCATCTCCTCCTGTGAAAGTAAGATCTAATGAACAAAAAGATTCCATAGAACGACATTAAAGGTATTATTAGTATCAGTATTTTATCAGGTGTCTTGTCTGAGAGTAAAGGATCTGTTCTCTTCCCACAGGGAAAGGTATAGTTTGATAAGGGATGATGTTTCCTAAACATGAAATGACCTACAATAACACTCAACACAGCTCCTGCTAGCCACAGCAACATAGGTAGTATTACTACCCAGGAGAAATAATACAACCATCCTGATATAGTTATTGTAACGTCAGCCATTACAGTTTCGTAAAGAACTTCCTTAGATTATTTAGGTCTAGTGTCTGAGGCGTTCCACTGTAGCTTGAAAGGCTCATCTTCTTGTCAACAAGATCAACATACATTGAATGCAAGCCCTCTTCGGTCTCACATGTGTATTCCTGCATCAACTCGGGACACTGTTTAAGTAGTGATGTATCAACTGATACTGAAGAGATGTTACTCTTTTCAAGAGCCTTCTTCAGCTCAATACCGTTGACGAATGGAACCTCTTTGTTTGCTCTACCCGTAGTTTTATACCCTACTAAGGATAAACTATTAGGCCAATTCTTATCAACCCACTTCGCTATCTTTTCTATCTCGTCAATAGGCGTGATTCCTACTATGACTTGATAGGCTATTGAGTCATAAGGGTTACGTAGTTGATCATAATAACCTCCTTCCATAGAAGCTTGGGCTTCTATTACCTCTGTTAGGTTGTTACAAGATATAGCAAAGCTTCCTATAGAAGCTCCTACTATCTTACACATACTCTCGTCTTGAGAGAGCCAATCTATGGATCTAGTAGTGAAGTTGGGAACAATTCCCTTTTCTTTCGCGTACTCTAACATGAGAGCAAACTCTGGATGTTCTGTAGGTTCCCCTCCTCCGAGGACTACTTCAAACACATGAAGCTCTGACAGTTTGTCTATTAGTTTCTTATAGTCTCCTAGAGAGCAGTGGTGTCCATTAGTCTTAGAGTCTTGGTAGCAGAACTTACAGCCGTGAGAACACCTGTTAGTTATCTTGATGTCTACAAGTTCAGGAGTGTCTGCTTTCCTGTTAAGAGTCCTAACAAAGTCTGGAGAGAATCTTATCTTAGTTCCATTCTCCTTATCAAAGAGTATCCACGTCCCATCTCTTTCTTTTCTAGCTACCGTTCTTTTGTAGCCGTGAAGAGCACTATTTAGCTCAGTATTTTTATGTTCAGAATAGTTATCCTCATCCTCATCACTGCCTCCGTGAATAACTATCTTGTCATTGTTTATCACGTGCCACCCGAAGTCCTCAATAAAGTCATTCATAGTACCATTAAGTACACTTGGAAAGGTTAGTGTAGACTGGTGATCAACGTAGAGGTCAGTTGTTACTTCCTCTCCGAACATTCGAGCGACTAGCATGTTAGCTATGTTCCCCTTACCCTTAGTTCCTGAGTAGTAACTACTACCTCCCAAGGAGTTTTCGAGGGCTGTCCGAGCTTGAGCCGCTATATACTTTGCCTTTTCCTTAGCGGAGACAAGAAGAAACTTCTCTCTTCCGTAATCATCATACGGGAGATGATCGGAATCACCTGGTCTTATAAAGACGATACCGTGACTAGATGAGGAATTGTAAGCGAACCCTTTTCTAAAGTATTGCAGTTTCATTCTTTACTTCCTTTGCAAATATGTATTTCCATTTAGTCATGTCATTAGCATCTGAATAAAACCTGCGATGTCATCAAGCTCCATTTCTCTCAGGGCTCTGATAAAGCGTTCCTTCTTCTCTGCTCCGCATCGAGACGCTCTCGTTAAAAGAAGTTGTCTAAAATGATCTTCGTCTCTGGACTTTGCTTCGAACTGCATTATCCTGTCGATCTCGTGTTTCCACTTTTTAGCTCTTGATGGGATACGATATCCCTTATAATGTCTTTGACGCCATCTACTATATTGACTCATGTGTTTGCCACATCTCCTGAATTATACTTGTACACACCGGACAAATACCTGCTCGAGGTTTTATTTTTCCTAGGTCCCTATAGAATCGTATCTTCGGATGATCTATAATAATGTTAAATTCATCCTCAACAAGTATGTCTCTTGTGATATCTATCTCGTCAATGATCTCTCCGGTGATAGCATGATGTTGACACTTCACCCGGATAAAGCCATCCGAGTAGTCCTCAATTCTAAGTTTTATGGTAGACATTTACAGTATGACGTTTTCCGGTCTTTATATAACCCCTCTCTATTTTTAGAGCCTCCTTTCTATAATGGTCTCGATATTCAATACTCTCGTTGAACATACAAGTGAAGTGTCTTCTTGAAGGATAACAACAACCCTCTACATTTTCTGTGGAATTATCCACCCAATGATCTTCACACCATCTATGTCCACATAGTAAGCAGTCTACAAATGTATTTACTTGACAACAAAGACACCTTTTGTAGTTGTGATTCATTTACATATTCTTACAGTCGCGCTGTCGCCTACAATTTTCACAGGGACCATAACTTCTAGAGAATAGTTGATCCCACATCTCTGCTTCTCGACTCTTTACAGCACACTTTCTGCAGATAAACATTATTCACATTCGGTACAAGAACGTTGAAGTTTCCGGTCCAGCTTCGCTGTGACCTCTTCCATTGTAGTTCCCTGAGGAACCTCAACAGAGTAGATATGTCCGCAAGTATCTATTCTAATGCGGCTGACGACAAACGTAAAGGATTTAGTCATTTTTCCTCTTTGAACAAAATTCACAATAGTCATAATCGTACCATAAGGGGCCCTTATATACGTGAGTCCTTAACATGTAAAGGGTGTCGTAACATTGACTACAGAGTTTCCACCCACATACCTTACAGACCCACCTCGTATTAACGAGGCAGCATAGTGCTTTTCTTTTACTTTTCCATCGTTTTCTGGTGAAGGAAGATCTCATCAGTACAACTTTTCAAACAAGTTCTTGATGAAATCCATCTCTTCCAAATCCCCTTTAGTTGGTTCTTTTGGCTTCGGTGGAGGTGGAGGTGGTGGTAAAGTCACCTTTGGTTTAGGTTTCTCAATAGGCTTTACCAAAATGTCCCTGTTTACTCCATTGGAGAGTTTAACTCTCATCCAGTAGAGCCCAGTAAAGATACCGAACGTATACTTATTGAGTAACTTCCCATGCACCTCGGAGCCCTTAACGAGCTCCGAGTGCATGGAAGTATAGATGATCCCGTAGGCCATTAGAGCAACTCGACGGGAGTCTCCTCTGTCTTTTTCTCTGAGTCTTTGAAGATCTCCTTCTTCAAGACCTGGTCGACCTCAGCGGAGCTGGGTACTACCACCCTGTAGCTCAACTTGTTCTTTCTTCCGGAGCGGTCTCTCTTCGCTGTAGCTCCGACCGACTCATGAAATTCATGAATTGCTCTCCCGAGAGCAATGGAGCGTCCAATACGTTTACAGAACTGATCGCGCTTATCACATCGGCTGATGCCGATAAAGATATCGGTACCAGTAACAACAGCCGCGTGAGTAAACTGATCTCCATCTTTTTCTCTATAATGCCTCACAACGACTCTGTCGAACTTCTTTCGTAACTCCCTTACTTCGGGATGATTTTTCATCTCTTCCTCCTGTTATTTTACCGTCATGCGGTGGGTCTCTTATCGAGACCTCTTTTCCAAATACATGTGTTTTTAGCTACTTCGGGTATTAAGATATTACTCTTTGTGAAATTCTCTTCCAGTTGTTTTTGGGACCATCCCTTCTTCTTAGGACATTCTATTATGGCAAACATACCTTTGTCTTCAAGAGCCTTTACACAAGAGCTACAAATAGTAGCGTTACACGTAGTACACTTCATAGTTGGATGTATTAGACATGCCAAACATGGTTTAATTATTTTTAATACACACCAAGACGTATCCTCAGGGAGAGATAATTCATCTGATTTGTTAATAGCTTTTGTTACATTCAAATCTTTTACCGTTCTAAGAACCTCGTATTTTAACATTTGGTGTTATGGATACACTAAGAAAGCATCCTCTCCACATTCCAAGTATAAGCACTCTTCTTTCATAAGGCGACACATCCCTGCTAGGAACTTCTGAAGCTTTGGAATTCTTTCTTTTCCTCTGAACGACGCTTTTATTTCTATCACTTCTTCAGCGAAGGTTGGCTGTCCTTTTCTTTCCCGCCACCTTCCAGCGAACGCTCCTCTAATGGTATATCCATTATAGTTTGCTATGAGAAATTCATCAACTAAAGTCTTGATAGTTTTCTTCCTTTGGCTATACTCAAGGTTATCCCACTTACTCTTCGGGACATAAAAGACAGCCATACGTCCTAAATTAACTATCTTCATTTATTTTTGGAGACCAATTAGGTGGAACGTACATTAACGTCCTGACGCCACAGCAATAACTCTTCCAAGGAGGAACGCACTCTTCACACCAAATTTTTCCACATTTCATACAGTAAGACGCTTTGCCCGATATCGGACAAACTCTCATTACGAGACAACAAAGTTTGTCTTTACCAGTTGTCATTAACATCTACCTTATAAGTAACAGTGTCAAGTCTACTCACGGCTTTTCGTAATCTTATCCAAGTATCTTCAAAGGCGTTGATAGCTATACGAGAATTTCTTCCCATCAAGGAACACCCAAAGAGATAAATTGCAAATGTTGCGGGTATTGATAAGAGTAGTATGGGTATCATAAGTATAGCGAAGCCTCCAAATACCGAGATCAAGAAGTATATAGGTGTTACGATTACAAGTGTCCCTAAAAGGATCGGGACCAATATACCTCTAAAGAGGAGTTGGACACAGTGAGCGGAGAGCTTGTTAACGTCCTCTCTTAGCTTCTTGATAGCTGCAACTTTATCTACTTTAAGTTCTCCCTTAGAAACTAGTTTCATACTGTCGCAAACCTCCATTCTCCGGAAACAAGACGATAACGTCCACACCTACTACAATGAGAGTGGAACTGCTTTACCACTCTCCCAAAGTGGGTACACTTTAGATCAGGCTTTTCATACTTCCAACATTCCTTATGGCCTTTTATGTTGCAGACGAAGTCTCGATCCATATCCTTTTTCTTTGAGAACCTTTGCGAAGTGACACATTCCCGATTGGTCACAATGTTTCCATTTACATTCAATTTTTGGTTCATCTTTTTGTCGGAGAAGAGTCTCACAGTCAGGACAACAGTTCCCTTTAGAATGAGTTGTACAAAATTTCTTTCCTCGGGAAGGACAACATTTACAGAAGAAACACTCGTTTCCGTTGACAAGACAGCAGAGCCTAATCTTCTGTTCCACAGTAGAACCTTTCTACATCCTTGATATCAAAGTCTTCTCTCTTACAATAAAACTTTAACATGTAAGGGTTTATTATCACCTGTATCTGATAAAAGTGAATATCTTTTCCTTTGATTTTCTTAATGAATCTCCGTGCCTTAGAGGGTGGGGGAATAACAAATACTTTTGTTCCAAACTGCCCTGTCTTGGAATAACGAAGAAAGGTTCCCTTTGGAAGCTTTACCTTATCTCCATCAGAGAGTTCTATCCAGGAGTTATACATATTAGGAATCCATCCTTCTCCTTCACAGTCCTCTATCGTCCTTACGATATCATTTTGTCTTGGCAGCATCCCAGTCTCTCTTTTCCCCAAACAGCCCAGGTCCTATCTAGAAAACGAACCTTAGCACATATTTTACAGTGTACAAAATAATATAGTTCCTCGTGAGTACATGCATCGTGCTCACATCGCTGATGTCCCTTTACGTTGCAGATGAAATTGTTATTCATTTAAGTCTTCGGGGTAAGGATCCATCTTACCACACACTAAACATATCTGGCCGCGCCAGTACCAGTCCTTTTTAATCTCGTGTGTGGCTTCGCTCTCTTCCCAATCGTGTCCTTTAACGAGGCAAACAAACCGTTCCTTCTTGATACCGAAGCGTAGGTTATCGCGGATGACACTCATAAGTTAGTGTTATGAGACTCCCCTTTGACCCGCTTAATCAGGACGTCGGATCGATTATCGTCTAGCATAGCTAGTTTCATACATCCCGCAGGCCAAACGAAGTGATCAAGAACTTCTGTATTAGTTGTAGTGAACTTCAGTTTGAAGCCGTCTCTGGGATTTCCCTCAGCAATATAGGCGACTCTGCCCAGGCCTTCATCCATAGCTCCAGACCAAGTTCCGGTCCAGTTAGGATCGAGAGTGAGCTTCTGGTGGACGACTATGTAGTCTCCTACTCTAGGGTCACGGAGCTTTTCATTTTCTAGCTCCTCACAGTTTTCACACCCCTCGCACTTGAGCCAGCAGTTCCAGCAGCCTGGACATGCATCCTTGGCGTAACACTCCGCCTCGTAATTAATGCCTGCTACTTTATCTCCTTCGCAACCCCTAGCCATTATGCCTCCTCCCGAAGATAGGTATCTATCTCCATTCGATGTTTCTTGTAGTAGTTGAGAGCTTCCTGCACCTCTTCCGGAGTCAGCTGCAGTTCTTTTTGGATGTCTTCATTTGTACTACCGGCCAGATTCATCTCAACGACATCGACAACTAACAACGTATCCATCAATCCTCCAACTCTAGGATGTTCTTGATTTCCATTAATCGCGCCTTCCATGGATCTATACAGTCTGGATACTTCTTTCTTTTCCCGACTTGAGGTATATGAAAGGTACCAGAAAAGCCATGAACCTTTTGCATCACGAGGGGATTTATCCAATGAGATCCCTTTATCCAGCATTCTTGGCAAACTACCTTGCCGCAGTAGTGGCAAGTCAGCTTCTCTCCTGTGTCGTTCCACATAGGATTGATAATGCAGCAAAGCTTTCCTTTCACCACCCTCCTCCCATGGAGCGTGCGGTTCTTTTTGTTCTGTCGTGAGTGCTGCTCGCCATTTCTTTGAGATCGTTTAACCTCGGGCAAGGTTCTTTTCCTTCCCTACAGTTTTGACACCAATGGTCTACAACTTCATCCCAATCCCTTAATGCTTCCTCATAAACTTCCAATCTCTCTTGAAGAGAATTTATCTCTTCAATACAAGTTTGGTGATTATCTCCGCACTCTTCACACCAGTACATACTAGAATTAGGAATCTCTACATATAAATGAGAGGAACACATCCGGGCGTTACAGTCGTTACACTTAGCAACTGGGTTGATAAGACAACATAGATTGTTCATTTGAATAGATCCGGTCCGTAAAAACCTTGTCCATCACGCTCTATTATCTTGCCTTGATCTTTTGAACTCAAATCATCCCAACAATCTTCACACATATAGATCCAATGCCAATAGCCATTACCTCTTCCTTTTCCATATATGTCATATGCTACATCACATTTAGGACAATGAGCATGTTTCTTTATGAAACAACAGAGCCCTTTAACTACAAGGTTTCGCGGTTCTCCACCACGTTCTATAAGGGACTTGACAAAATCTATTGGAAATGAGTTCATGATTTTAATTAACCGATCGACGCAGTCGCAACTTTTCAATGCTCGGACTCTCAATGATCCGGAGCAACGCTCTTCCGATCGGCGGATATATTCTATCCTTAACAATTAGCTCTATAAATAACTCGTCTGTCCGAGGAGTCTGATTAAGGGGCGCGTGGCCATTCCATTGTTTGTACCTCCGTGGTTTAGCTGACGAGTACATGGAAACTACTTTAAATATCCCCTTGCTCAGGTTGTCAAGGGTTGTGATCAATTGTACATACGCTGATCACTAGTTATTACCATCTCGTTTACCTGAGATTATTTTTATAGACCCGGCATCACCCCCATTTTTCTTTTCCGTCTTTATTACAGTAATGACGGTTGTTCTCAGTCAATGAGAACCATTTTCGGAAATCACCGCACTCACAACGATACCATCTCTTTCCACTTTTTGTAGGAAGAGTACTTAAATCCAGCATATGTTTCTCACAAACCTTTCTGTTGCAGGCGTCGCAACGAAATAGTCCATTGACAAGACAACATAGATTGTTCATTGTGTTCATTAGTTGTATGAACGACTTGTCCCACAGTAGGGACATATTGGAGATCCATCGTCACAACAGTCTTCACAAAGACTCTTACCACATTCCATACACCAATTAGTTGGGTTCACAGAACAGCAAAGTGACGGTATTTCTCTTGGGAAGTTCGGCGGAAGTTTAATTTCTCCACAACTACACTTAGCAGTCTTCTTAAGAAGGGTGAGAACTTGGTCACAAAGACTACACTTTCCAAGTTTCATCAATGATAATTCTCACCGTACGGATCTTCTCCTCTGTCTTCAAGAACATCTAAAGGAACATAACTGAAAAGTTCACCGTCACCATCTTCACCCTCTATATCCTTTTTACATTTCAACATTGTGTAGTAATGTTTCTTACCACAAGCGACATGATAGAACTTCTCGTAGTCGACTCCATCTCTACAAGGTTGAGAAGAATGATATAGTCCTCCAACCATCCTACTGAACATCTTATCGTAGGAGTAGACTTCCTCAGTCGGAAGCTTCTCTAGAATCTTCTTTAGTTTCTTGCTGTCTTCGCCCGCTCTGTGAATGATATCCCAGAAGAGGGGTTCTGCGTGCTTCTCACATCGAGGCTTCCCTTTAAAGTTAAGGTCTCCGTTGATAAGACAGCATAGATTGTTCTTCACGGATTCCATCTATCACGAATGTTTTTGACGGCATCTTCTCCGAAGTTAAACCAATAGGCAGGTATACCTGCCATAGAGGCGATTGATGTAAATATTGTTATTAGTATTTGACCATCTCTATCCGAAGTTAGCCAACACGCTAGTGTGTGCCAAAAGAAAATACAAAATGTCACAGACAGTATAACTCCGCTGATAATCAATACTACTTTCATCACAGGTCTAACCATGATTGACCAAATTAGTCCCGTTCTGTGCTTGAATACCTTCATACGGTTCTCCTTGGTCTTACGGTTCATATCGTCTTTATCCACTGGAAATGGTACACCGCCGCCTACGTGTACCGCCTTCATTGAACAACCTTGACGTTGAGTTGGATGTCTTCTAATATCATAGCTACATTTTCACACTCTTCAGGAGACCCTGTGAAGACGATAGCACTTCCTTGTGTGTGGACTTGATGTGAGAACTGTCGAGCTTGACCAATTGAACACTTGATTGCCTTAACAAGTTGTCCCTCAACTTGATCAAAAGAATGACAAGAGCAGTTCAAAAGAACTGTTTTCCACCCGAACCCTGTTCGAGTGTGGTCTACTGTCTCTTTCTTTTCCTTTACTCCACCGTCTGCCATGGCTTTCCCCTTATGGTTCGAATCATTTTCCAAACTCTTATCTCTTCCTCAGAAGAGACCTTCATAAGATTGTCTGGGTAGTACCACCAGAGATCCAGATTTTCTGTAGAATAAAAACCGTTGTGACTAGCTCTTAGATCTAAACGATCAAGTCTTACTCCTATAAGATCATCCCTTATGGTAGATCTATGGGATTCTGCTTCAACAAAAGGTATGACACGGGCAACTTCTCCGAAATGGTAGAGATGTTTTTCCATATCTGTACCCCAGCCCCAAACATCTCTTTGGTCAGCTATCACTACTCTATCTCCAACTTTAATCATAAAGGGAGTGAAGGATCGGAGGCACCAGATCCTTCACTTAAGTCTTTCCAAAATTTCATTTTCCCAAGACTGCTTTCAAGAAGGAATCATGAACTACCATGTTTTTCCGCATGAAATTGATGGTGAGAACGTTGAGGTTTTTATCCATAGCTTTGTGATCTGAGCGGCTCTGTTTGTTTAGCATCAGCTTCCCTATAGGATCTAGAAAGCCATAAAGGTGTAAAGGTCCTCTTTTACCTACTAGAGAGACAACTCCCCGAGTTGTTATACGCCTTGGATGAAGAAGGTAACCTCGTTCTTTAGCTTTCGCCAGTATAGCTATACCACGTTTTTCACCTTCGGTTTTCACAAACTGAATCTTTCTATCGCAAGCTGCAGCGTTCTTAGCCTTTTGCCATTCAGGTATTAATGGAACCACTCCCCAGAATCTATGTCTGTACTGCCACTCAGGATGCTCCTTTAACTCCTGGAGACGTTTGACTTTTGCGTTGATGAGCTCTTTCCAATCAATCATTAAAGAACCTTGATATCTCTTCGAGAAGTTCTCTTTCTGTTACGTGTTTATCAAAGTAGCCAAGAAAAACTATGCCCAGTTCTTCTAGAATCTTCTTTGACTTAGTGAGATCAAACCTCTTGAGGTCACCTTCTCTAGAAGGTCCTTGACTACCATCGTCCCAGAGTATCTCAACAAAAGACTCCCCTCTCGGACTCTTTATACGCTTGACGAAGGTCCCAACGTTGACCTTGTATTCACTAGAGTCCTTTCCAACGTAGAGGACCCTATCACCTTTCTTTAATTCCATCGACTGTTATCACGTCCCCGATCGAAGTCATCCATCCATTTAGGATCTTGCATCTTCTGCGTGAGGAGCTTCACCACATTTGTCTGGTTCTCGAGCCTTGTTTCGTAGCCCTTGATTGTCTTTTCTACGTCTTGTTTCATGGTGGTATTGACTTTAGTGATGGTCTCCATCACTGATCTTTCAGCTTCGATTCTCGCTAGGACATGATTCAGTTGAGATCTAGCTACCCTTAGTAGACCAGCTGTTGCTAGTCGGATAGTTAGATACCCTACCAGAATTACTCCAACCGCTGCCTCTATTACCATCGGCGTTTCCTCGATGCTCCATCCTTTGGAGGTATTATAAGCAATTTTCCAAAGGGGACAGTTTCAGCGTACCCTTGAGATGTTCTTACCCATACCGTTCTTACGGTTTCTCTTTTTGGGAATGGGCCTTCCAAGTCAGTGAAGAAGACCAGAAGCTCCGGTTTCTTCGCTCTTCCCTTTCCTTCGGTGAAGTATTCAAAGACAGGACGAAAGTCCGTTCCACCTCTGCCCTTGAACTTTGCATCGATCTTCTGGTACTTCTTGAGCTGATAGACCTTCTGCACTTTCGCGTCACACTCCACGATAGTGATTTCGGTCTTATAGGAGTTCATTATTCCGTAGATCTCCGCCATGAACTCCTGAAACTCTTCCTGACTGACAGAGCCAGAGGTGTCGATCGCGATGCCGAGCTTGATCATACGAGTCGGAATCTTACCCTTCTGCAAGTCCCCGAACCTCTTGCTCTCCCGCTTCCAGGAGTACTTCTTTCCAGCTCTCACCTTATTTCCGATGTACTGCTTAAGCAGACGCTGCCACGGAATCTTTTCCTTACCCAGTAGCTCCTCAATGAGATCTTCGATTCCTCCGGGAAGCTTACCTGCCTTCTTAGCTTGACTGTATGCTTCCGCGACGGCCTGCTTGATGACCTCTTTCGTTAGAGAGTCCGCGGATCCATCATCCGACTTATCCCAATCCTTGTGGTCACCTGTCGGTCTATATGTTGCCTCGGAACCGTCAGGATTTTTGACTGTGACGGAGCCGTCCGGGTTAAGAGTGACCTTCCCTTTCTTAGTCTTGTCGGCGACTCGGGCATAGTAATATTCAGCGTTCTTCTTCGAAGGGAAGTCCTTAAACGGATCGGTCTTACCCGCAATAAGACCTAAGTCCATTCCTCGAATAAGACTATTGACGGCAAGGTCACCTGCAACGTTCCAGAGCAGATGATCTCTACCCTGCTTTCTTGAAATGTGCTCCATGACCAGGTGCATACAATTATGAGAAACGATATTCTGTAAGGTGTATGTATTAGTCTTCGTTTCTATATTATAGACATCCCCCTCGAAAGCTCTGTGAGAGAGCTCTCGGATAGGAAGAGCATAATACCTATCTAGGCTTTTGATGGTATGGTAGGTTTCTTTCCTCCAACCTACAGTATAGAGAGGTAGAGCTTTCTTAACTAATCTACTGGTATTGTCTTTCTTAAGAGACACATAGGCTGATTCTCCTAAGTTTAGGATCGCGAGTTGTAACTGATATGCTAACGTTGGACTTACTGTGGAGGGTAAATTAGTCCCTTTCCACTCACAGCCATCTCCAGCTACGTATCCCGCAAGGTAGCTCCTCAGGATTTTCTCATCCTTATTGAAGAGAATGAAGTCCGGAATCTTTTTATTAGAAGCTCCCTTACCACACCAAGAAGAAAAAGCTCTTCCCAGAATGGGAGACTGTGTTACTAACTTGGTAACCTTTCCGTTGGTAACATACTCTCTCCCACTATACCCATTCTTTTCGAGGAAAGAAAGAACTCTCTTTCTGTGAGGTTTGTCCTTCTCCGCATGGGTACCCCATGCCACCTCAACTGTACCGGTCTTATGTTCCGTGTAACTTCCCTCTGCGGTATAGAACCCTAAGACCCACGCAAGCTCTTCATTCAAGAGTAGGTCTACATTTTTGATACAATGGTTATCCACTTTGACAAAAGAAGCCATTGAGACTGTTTCTCCGAAGTCTCGTTTCTCATATTTGGGTACGAGTAGATAATGTCCCGATTCTCTGGTACAAGACTTTAGCTCGTCCGCTCTTATCCACTTGGGCTCAGATAGTTCTCTTTTGTGATTCTTCCTCTTGAACTCAGAGACCAATAATGGATGGTTATACGTGAGGTCAAAGGAAGGAATCATCGCTGTCTTGATGGTATACATCTTTCCCTTGTAGGGGCGTTTCATAGCATGAAGTACAGGAATCATATTTCCCTTGGAGTCTAGAACTAAGTCACCCTCCTTTACTTCTTCGATGGGCTTATTTACCCCCGTCAAAAAAGTACCGGCGGGAAGACACTCGTGCTCCATGATCCGAGCACACTGGTCTAAGCTGAACTTTTCGAGGCGAGGAGGATCGACATGAAGAATGATTCTTCCGTTCTCCACAGAGACTCCTGCCAAAGCACCCTCTGGTAAGTCAGGAGCTTCTCTCCTTTGCATTTGCATTAGGAGACTGGCATAGAACACCCCGTCACCATTTAACAGGTGGATTACTGATTTTTGTACCTTGTCCATTAATGTATCTCCTTAACTGAGAGGGTAACAACTCTTCCACTTTAGTGTATCATTGTTATATAGATTAGAGAGGTAATTCATATGCTTACACCCGAAGAAAAACAAAAACGTCGCCACGAATGGAATCGTAAGAACCACGACAAAATTCGCACATACAATCAGAAGTATAAGAAAAAGAACTATGACAAACTAAAACCTAAACGCAAAGAGTGGGACGACAAAAACCGTGACAAAGTTAAAGACTACGCTAAACGTACTTATAAGAAACATCAAACTAAAAGAGTTACTGAACAAAAAGAATACTACGAAACTAACCGCGACAAAGTATTAGTTCGCCAAAAAGAATATAATATTAGAACCTCTAAAGATAGAAAGGCTTGGAGGCAAGCTAACTACCTCAAAAACATAGAAAAGGTCAAAGAGAGTAACGCTCAATACTATAGAGAAAATGCGGAAAAGCTTAGAGAGCAACATCGACAATACAGTAAAGAAAACCGCGACAAGATCAAGGCTTGGGCTCAAACTCCTAAGGGTAGATACACTTCTTACAAAGGGAATGCTAAAACTCGTAATATATCTCTTGAAATTACCTTTGAAGAGTTCATGACTTTCTGGCAAAAACTTTGTCATTATTGTAAGTATAATATTGATACTATTGGTCTTGACCGAATTGACAATTCTAAAGGATACTCCTTAGATAACGTAGTGTCTTGTTGTCACGAATGTAACTGGACACGTAATGATATTTGGACTCATAAAGAAATGGAAACAATTATAGGCCCTGCCGTTGCTAAAGTTAAAGCTCTTCGAGCGACTGTTCAATCTAACCTTCATAGTGAAAATGACTAATTTAAATTTGCAGCCCACGTAGTACCCATAATACAGAAAGAACCTATTCTTCCACATTCGGGCAGATAGTACCTCGCTCTATCTCGTTATAAGGAACGCCTTCTCTTTGATACTCAAAACAAAAAGCTGCGCTACATTTACACACGACGAAAGGATGTATCATACAACATAGTTTTCGACTCGTCATGCTTCCGGCATGCTTCTACAGCCAATGTACTTATTAGCATCATTGATCAAGGCATCTCTTTCCTTGTTTGACATACTGAGGAATGCCTTCGTGAGTAAGCACGCTCGCTTCAGAAAGCCTCTTTTCGGTACGTATAGAAAGTCTAATCTACTTTTCATGATTATTTCTCCACTAATATATGGACTCGACGGATCGTAACACTCCCGGATATACTCCCAAGTTCTGGAAGCCACCCGTACACAATAGGAGTCGAGCCGTCGTTGTGATCAACAAGATATCCATATTCCATAACGTGTGTATGTCTTTTTTGGCATCTCTTCTTGTCCATTAGTGACACTTCCCTAAAACGTCGCAGTAGAACACTTCTCCTTCGCGTCCAGAGAAACTAATCCTGACTAGATTAATTCTTCCTATCTTGCGTGGTTTAGTTAAAACCATTATTGAATTTCCCGAAGGGGTTATCCACGATTTGTTACCAAGAAACAAATGACCATCTACTATCAGATTACTTTTGATCCGAAGAACTTTTCCTGGAATTACGTCCGCTCTCTTAGCCATTTAGCCTCTTACAAAAGTTCTTCGAATCAAAAGAACATCTTCTTACGACTGCATTCCCAGCAGAAGTAGATCGCTAGGAGCAGGACTCCTAGTATTGGCCATAACAGAGCCAGCCCTAAATTGTGGTGCCATAGTTCAAAACCTGTTCCAAGAAGACAGATCCCGAGCACCATCTTTCCAACGAAATTGTAACGTATGAATTCGAATATACCTTGTATCATATGTCCGATCATTTCTTATCTCCTCTATTAGGCCACAGAGCCGAGAAAGTACACAACCCCAGACTGATTGTTATACCTAATGCTATTAACCATAATTCTGTTACGTCACGACAGATAGGGTGAAGAGAGGCTGTTATCATCATCAAGAGAAGATGAACTATCCATATAATCTTGTAATGTCTTCCCATCCAGTGACGTATATCATTTATCAAAGATGGGGGCTCCCAAGGCATCTTGAACATCTTACTCCCCTAACCTCTTCACTTTACCACCTTCGCTCCCTTTAGTGGAGCAACCTTGGTTTTCTTCTTTCCTACGGTCTCGAGAAACTCTTTGAACAGCTTGTCCTCTACACGAAGTCCCTTCTGCCTGTCCCAATAGAGTCTAAGACAGTCTGATCTGTGCATGCGCCAATAGACACCTTTTGTGGTTCCATGAGTTCTCAGACTCAAACTTATTCTGTCTCCCTTAGGATTGAAATCATAGTCTAACTGTCCCAGAAGAGGAAGATGTTCGGCGTATGTAGCTCTCAGTAAGTATTTCGCAGAGTTCCTCGCTCTCTGGTCTCTCTTTAGAGAAGTGATCTTGACTTTGTTTCGAGACAGGAAACTTTCTATTGACTTAGTCCCCTTCCTAAAGTCGTTCACCAAGTCAAAGAGAGTTTCTTCTATTACTTTACCAGTTGTCATAATCTCTATCCTTCTTTCGTGGAACTTGAATCACCCGACCAAAAGGTACTGTAACTTCTGATCCGTCAACCTGAGATGGTCTTACCCAGATTGTTGGAAACTTCGGAGGAACATTCGGGAATGCTTCGTAGCAGTCTGTCATGTAGACTAAGACATCTGGACGCCTCTTCCTCTTGTGCTCATAGTATTCGAACACAGGTCTAAAGTCTCCACCACCTCTTCCAAAGAACTCTGAGTTGATCTGAGAGAACGTAGTCAGATCGTATGTCCTATCGACTTGCGTACCACATTCTACGACGTGGATCTTAGACTTGTAGGAACTACGAATACCTTGAATCTCCGTCATGAACTCTTTCAGGTCTGCATCAGTCACCGACCCTGATGTATCGATCGCGACTGCCACTTCTAAAATGCGTTCAGGAGTCTTCCCTTTTTGGTCTTCACCAAAGCGTCTACTGGGTCTCTTCCACGTACGATAATGGCCACACTTGACAGCGTTTCCAACATACTGTCGTAGTAGCTGCTTCCAGCTGACAACGCTCTTCTCAAGGAACTTCTCGATGATAGACGTAAGATGTCCTGGAGGGCCTCCTCCCGTTCTGTCTGAATACTCCTTCGCTTCTTGTACTGCCTGTTTGACAACCTCTCGCGCTATCTTCTCTCCGTCAGCGGATGATCCCTTATTTTCTTTATGCTTAGGTATCTTGATAGTGACCGAGTTTCCTTTTCCGTCTTTGACGGTGACACTTTTACCGTCGGAGCTAATAGTGAGACCACCATCTTGTTCTTTGTCTCTCAAGAGGCCGTAGTAGAACTCCGCTGTCTTATTTTTAGGTAGCTTCTCGAAGGGTTTATTTCCTGGGATTAATCCAATATCCATTTCTGGAATGATACTGTTGATAGCAAGATCGGTCCCTACGTTCCAAAGTGTACTCCATTCGCCACCTGGAGCTCTGGATCCGTGTTCTAAAATTAAGTGTAGTGCTTCATGCTCTAGGCCCTTAGCGACTTGATCCATCGTCATCTTTCCATATAGTTCGCAGTTGGTATATAGATAGATTCTTCCGTTGACAACGTTGACTCCCATCAACGCTCCCTCTGGAAGTGCATCCTTTCCTTCGACACGGATCATCTGCATTAAAAGAGAAGCATAGAATGCACCGTTACCGTTGAGCAGACTGATTGTTGCTTTCTGTATCAGGTCCATCCATAGCTCCGTACTAAATCCATATGATCTTACCTTCCTTCACTAGCTTCTCCCACTCGTGGTACCTTTGACGCTTTGACCATCTCTTTTTACGATTATGACCCATCTCCCTCTTCATTATGGAATTAAAAGGATCACCATTCTTCTTGTAAGGATCTTCCCAAATCTTCATCCCAACATCATACTGAAGTTGGCTTATGGGGTAGCGGCAATCAATACAAATATAATCTGATCCACCAGATCCACTACGTAGAGGTCTCTTGAAGGTGCTTGATATCCTTAAGATTTTGTAACAGTCATCACAGTATCTTCTACCACAATGAGCACATCCTCCATAGAGGAGCGGATTGACCTGACAACAAAGACTCTCAGGCATTACTCAAACGTCTCCACGTCAAGTAGAGAGTCATCGATGCAAGGTACACAGCAGCAACATCTCTTGCATCGAGGTATCTTGTCTGACTCCCCATAACATCCGAAGAAGTCACCGTACTTGTTTTCGATGACTCTCCCGCAGTCGTCGCACCTTTCTCTAGGTGTTTTCACCACGGAATGTCTTCATCTTCTCCGGATTGTCTTTGATCCAGTTACCGAGCTCCTCTTTCAAAGGTTCGTTACCTTCGGCGAGTCCACTCAGTATAGGGGTCTTGAAATCACCCTGCACCAGATATTTGACCTTCTCCTCCGTGGACTTTAGAGTCCCCAGATGATTTTCTAAAGCCTTCACTTCACGTTGAACCTCTTCCATTACTCTCCTCCGATGTTCTGTATTAGAATGTTACTATGAGCGAGGATGAAATCCTCTTCGGACTTTTTGACTTGAAGCACCTGCTTCACTGGATCCTTGTCGAGAGTGGCGGCATGGTTGACAATCTTGTTCATCATGTCGTTCCCGCGTGGGCCCACAAATAGTTCCTTAAGAACCTCTCTTGGAGCGAGTCGGGAGAAGACGAACGATTGCTGTTCGGTCAACAGGTAGGCATACTCTCGAAGATCGTCGATCGCGAACTTTCTTCGGTTGTAATTCTTCTGGAAGAGTTTGGCTAAATCTTCCTTCTTAAGAACCTTTGGCGTCCTCGTTTGCATTGTGCCCCCACTTTGATATTTCAAGTCCACAGTTACGACAATGATTCTCAGTTGTTTCTCGATTAAGACAACCTATATAACTTACACATTTCATATGTCCTTTCACAAGACATATTAAATTGTTAACACGGTTATCAGAGGGTAGGGAGTTCATTAAGTTCCTCGTTAATCCTATCTTGATAACCGTGTCTCACTTACTGCTAGCACCTAGGTTGATGAAAATCCATAAAGCTCATTTACTGATATAGGTAGAAACCTTTGTGACTTGTGTTTTTGAAACAATTGTTCTAGTTGCTTCTTTGTTCCGACAAAGATCTGTGGGATCGTCTTTAACGTTTTTCCTGACTCCGATAGGAAGAATTGTCTTATTGTAGGATCAATAATAAGATTATCAACTTTTATGAAAGAGTGGTGTTTTGATACCACAACTACCGACGACAACCTCTCTTCTTCTAGATATTTTTTTAAAATAGAAGTTGCTAAAGCACAACACCTTTCTTCTAGAGAGAAGCCTCTAACTTTCAGTGAGAAAATCAACTTAGGTTTTATTCTCTGAATCTTTCGATTTAACATGACGTTTCAGTTTCTTTTCCTTATTAATGTTAGGGACTCTTCTAGCTGCTTTGTTTGCGTTCGAAGTCAGTTTCTTTCTGTCTTCCTTAGATATTCTAGCATGTCGCTTCTTAGCAGCTTCTTTCATCTTTTGTTGTGTTTCTTCAGAAACACCTTTCTTACCTTTATTCCAGGTAGTCCCTCTTTTCTTCCCCATCTCCCATCCTTTAACACGAGGGTCACTATCTTTGGTTTTTCCTTTATTCCAAACGGTCTCGGTCTCATAATGTTTCTTTAGAGATTTAGACATCTTCTCTTTAGATTCTTCTGTAAACTCAAAATCGTCAGGGCGTCCACCTAAAAAGTATTCCGATGTTTCTTGAGTTAGCCCTTTGTTCCAAGGGATATTCCCTTTTGGTAATCCACCTCTCTTACCTAAACCCATTAATACACTACGACGTAAATTTTCTTTTCTAGTAACGTACTCTAGGTTGTCTATACAATTGTTTTCTTTATGAGCATCTTTGTGATCAACTTCTAACCCTTCAGGACAAGGTCCTAAGAAAGCCTCAGCTACAACTCTGTGCACTAACTTTGTGTGAGGCTTTCCTTTTCTGGAGAGGCAAACCACATAATAGTCCTTACCTTTTCTTCCTCCCTTCCTAAAGGTTTTCTTTATAGAGCCTACCTTTTTATTTCTAACTCTTCCAATATTCGAGACTTCATAATTAAAACCTTCTACATCTTTCCACACTTCTTTCATACTATCACCTTATGTATAAGTTCCAGCCCACCAGTTTCTGATGGGCTGTTATTTATACACAAAGTTAGAGTAACTCTAACTCTCCCTTTGCGTTAGCGCTTCCCCGATTCTGCATTCATGGCACTTGCTATGCTTGCAATGGCGTTACACAGCTCCTGAGACGCCGTACCGAGCTTCGACAGCATCGGATTCGGCAGCTTCTTCAGGAAGGCCATCTTCTCCTCTTCCTTGATTGTCAAGGAGAAGTTAACGACGTTCTTCAACTCGGACTTCTTGAGCTTCATACCATCTCCGAGAAGTCCGACGAGCTCCGTGATCGTCGCGAAGGTCTCGTCATTGCGCTGCTTCTTCAGTCGCTCCTTGTGCTTGTCGAACTCCTTGAGGATCTCACTGCCTGCGACAGGCTTCTTGTAGTTCTTGTCGAGGAAGCGGATGAACGT